AGTTGAATAGGTTTGCTGAAAAGCTACGAGATACCGCACAGCAAATGGAAGACAGTGTTCTCGTTGAGGATCTATTTGATAAGACTACACACTGATGTATTTGTTTGGCCCTGATATTAGCCATAGAGACTTCGATCATAACGATAATATCGGTAGAATTGGGGAACTCCTTACGAGCTATTACCTTGAAATATATAAGGTTAGCTGTGAGGCTGTGAGAAGGCAGGGCTGTGATCTCTGGTGCGAAACCAGAGAGCTTGGGATGCTTAAGTGTGAAGTGAAGTCTACCACAAAGGCGCAACATACTAAGTCTTCGGATAAAACTAGATATAACTTCTTTACAAGCCCATATCAAAAGGAACGATCTGATTTTCATGCTTTTGTGGCATTAGATTTAGGGTTGGTTTTATTTTATCCCTCCTGTGAATTACCCACTGGTAGAACTAAAAATATAGGCCCATCAAAATTTACAGAGCCTAACATCAAAGCAAGTCTTGATTATACGTTTAAGGTTTTAGAGGACATAAAAAAAGCAGCCTAATTAAAGGCTGCTCTTAATCTCTCCAAAACTAATATAGGTCGAGACACAATCGCTCTAAAGCAAGGGATATATATATATATTACCTCCCGACCTACAAGATCGATTATATCATACTTTCCTACCTTTGTAAATACCTTTGTTCTTGACTTTGTAGTGCTAACATGAGATAATAAAGATATCCCCATGATAAACTTGGTATACATCCGCGCCGCTATCGAGGCCAACACAGGTATTCGTTTAACCCTAGAGAAGACAAGGCAGTATCTGTTGGAGGAAGGTCTTATCACTGAAAAGCAAGCTTCTGAAGAGGCTGAGATCTTTACTGGTTACCATGATTTCTATTGGCAAGACGTGCCTATGGCGGAAGTTGAAACAGAGTTAGATGATCAGGCAGGATTGCCCGATCATTTTATTTTCGGATCCTAGGAGAATAGAATGGCGCACAAAGGAAAACCATGCGGAGCTGATGTTAAGCCAGCTCAAAAGCGTACACCCAAGATGTATGGTGGCGGAATGGCTATGAAGAAAGCTAAGCCTAAGATGGGCTACGGCGGAATGGCTCACAAAGGTAAGAAAAAATAATGTGGATAGGTCTCATCCTTATTTGTGCATCTCCAGTAGATGCACGAACCTGTGATGTGATGGTAAGGACTTCTAATTCTTTTCCAACGCTAAAATCTTGTACGGAGCAGGTAAGGAAAGATTTGGAAGGGATGGGGCTACAGAACATCTACACTCGTTTCAAATGCTTCGAAATGCAGGAGAGGTCTACATAACAACATAATCTAGGGGGACGATTATGTTAGCAGAATTAGCCGCATTCAATGCGGGATTTGCCGTTGTAAAACAAACAATAATGAACGGCAAAGACATTACAACTGCTCTAGGTTCTATTGCCAGTATGATTGGTGCAGAAGAAGACCTAAGAGCACGGGGAAACCGGAAAAAGAATAACATTTGGACAAAAGTGGCGGGTAAAAGCGCCGACGATTTTTCAGAATTTGTATCGTTAAATGAGATTAAAAACCAAAGAAAAGAGCTGGAGTCTATGGTCCGGTTGTATGCGAGCTTTAGTTGGGATGACTTTGTTGCCTACGAAGCAAAAATGCGGAAGCAGAGGAAGCAGGAAGCCGAGGAACGTGAACGACAAATTGCGCGGTTGGTGGGGTTTGCACAGTGGACTATAGCTGGTCTCTTGGTCTTTGGCAGTGCTTTGGGATCATTGTATTGGGCGTATATGAATTATGGGTAATATGCCATTTGATATACATGAAAATGCTATATTCGGTAATCCGCTTAGTCCACACTTTTCATATAATGAGCAGCCCCTACGCGATAAACTGGACAATCGTCGTGTGGCCCCGCTCTCTAACAACAACCCCGCACAAGACTATTCGCAAAGTAGAATGAGGCAATCCTACGAACAAATCCAGCGCTGGGCAGCAGAGGAAAGTTACAATCGTATGGGGGAGCGGATGCGGATGGATAAAGAAGCACAGCTGGTCGATATCTATGTCTAAGGTCGATAAATCTAAGATGGCTTGTAATAAGCCTCGCCGCACAAGCGGAGGATCTAAGAAGTTTGTTGTAAAGGCGTGTGAGGGCGGGAAAGAAAAGATTGTTCGCTTTGGCGATCCGAATATGAAAATTCGAAAGAGCAATCCCAAAGCTCGTAAATCATTCCGCGCCAGACATAAGTGTGACAGTAAGCCTTCTAAACTTACCGCTCGTTATTGGTCGTGTCGAAATTGGTAGTGATACGAAGGCGGCGGTATTATTACGTATATTCCGAGACGGCTCTAGTTTTAGTGACGCGCTGCTATTCCATAGTAAAGGATTTTGTGCATGGCAAAGAATAGTCTGGTCGGAAACATCAACAAACGTAAAAAATCTGGGACTTCGCGGTCAAAGAAGAACTCAACGATCAGTCCCAAAGCATACAAGGATATGCAAAAGGGCTGGCCTAAAAAGAAAAAATAGGGAGCCTTAAATGTCAGACGATCGTCTCCATAGAATTGAGGAAAAAGTGGACAAACTTGCGGATGCAGTAGTTGAAATGGCTCGTATGGAAGAGCGTTTGGTCACTGTCTTCAAGAGAATGGACGATATGGGCGGTATGTTGAAGAAAATGGATGATCGTCTAGATGAAATGGAAAGACAGGCGATTGTTAGAGGCCAGAAAATAGCTTTTGCGGAACGAATTTTCTGGATGTTCGCAACTGGGGCTGTTGGCCTCGCATTTGTGTTTTTAAAATGACGAAAAAAAAGCTTAATGAACGGCAAGAAGCCCTAATCTCCGCTCTAGTTGGTGAAGCTAACGGAGATCTACGTTTAGCAATGAATATAGCAGGTTATTCTAAGAATACCTCTATAAAAGAGGCTATTACGCCCATAAAAGAAGAGGTTATCGAGGCTGCACAGCTTATGGTAGCCATGAATGCCCCAAGAGCAGCTGCTGGTTTGACCAGTGTTATAACGGATCCTAGTGCATTAGGTGCTCGAAACATCGTATCAGCTGCCCGTGAGATACTAGATAGAAGCGGTGTTATTAAGTCAGAGCAGATTGAGGTCAAAGGACCAGAAAATGCTGTGTTTATCTTACCACCCAAACAAGAGTCTTAATGGACGAAAAAGATTTTCCGGAAAAGCGTCGAGCAAATAAGAATATTCGCATAGCTTACGGTTACAAACCTTCAGCCGACGATCCATGCATACTAATACCAGATGAAGAAATGGTGCCTTTTATCATAAAGGCGTTAGATCACATCGATGGGGGCGGATCTCTTAGAGAAACCGCTGCATGGCTTACCAACCAAACGGGTAAGTCCATAAGCCATCAAGGAATTAACAAGATTTGGAAAGAGCGCCGTGGAGCAGATCCTGCAAATGAGCGTGAAAAGAAACAGAGAAAAGAGCGCAGAGCCAGAGCGCCTAAGACCGGACCAGAGAAGGCTAAAGCTAGGATAAAACGCAAAGTTTCTGATGCGAAGCGCGTCCTAGTTATGCAGAAAAAAAAACTGGACCGATGGGAAGACAGGACTACTGGCCCAGAAGAGCATAAGCAACATACTATAACTGATACTCTAGATTTTGAGGCAGTACCTCAAGAACAAGAGATCATCTTCACACCGAATAAAGGCCCACAAACAGAATTCCTAGCAGCCAATGAAAGACAAGTGCTTTATGGCGGCTCAGCTGGCGGAGGAAAAACGTACAGTCTGATTGTGGATCCTATGAGGTACTTTCATAACCCTAACTTTAACGGGCTAATCTTGCGTCGAACAACAGACGAATTGCGTGAGATTATATGGAAGACACAGGAGTTATACCCGAAGGCTTTCAAAGGTGCCAAATGGCAGGAAAAGAAAAGTCAGTGGGTATTCCCAAGTGGAGCACGTATGTGGCTCACGTATCTGGAGCGCGATGAGGATGTACTCAGATACCAAGGGCAAGCGTTTAGTTACATAGCCTTTGACGAACTGACCCAGCATCCTACCCCCTTCGCTTGGGAATATTTATCTTCACGTCTTCGGACGACTGATCCAGACCTTCCCATCTTTATGCGAGCTACTTCAAATCCGGGTGGACCGGGGCATGGATGGGTTAAACGCGCCTTTGTAGACCCAGCGCCGCCGAATACGGCGTTTGTTGCAAGAGATGCTGAGACAGGTGATGAGTTAAGGTATCCTGATAGCCATCCTACAAAAGCTGGTGAGCCGCTATACTACCGTAAATTTATTCCTGCCAGCCTCTACGACAATCCTTATCTCGCTAATGATGGTGCTTATGAAGCTAACCTCCTAGCTCTACCGGAAATGCACCGTAGGCAACTTCTGGATGGTGATTGGGCGGTTGCTACAGGAGCTGCTTTCCAAGAGTTTAGAACCAGAACGCATGTTGTAGAGCCGTTTGAAATACCAGATACTTGGCGCAGGTTCAGAAGTTGTGATTATGGCTATGCTTCACACTCAGCTGTACACTGGTACGCGATAGACCCCGCATTTGAAACGCTCTACGTGTACAGAGAATTGTATGTCAGTAAGCACACAGGCAGAGATTTAGCAAAAGCTATATTGAGTGCCGAGCAAGGTGATAAGATTTCGTATGGAGTTTTGGACTCATCCTGCTGGCATAATCGTGGACAAGTCGGCCCATCTATAGCTGAAGAGATGATTTCAGAGGGTTGTAGATGGAGACCTTCAGACAGGTCTGCTGGAGCTAGGGTAGCAGGTAAAAATAGGCTGCATGAGCTTCTTAAAGTAGATGAAGACGTAGAACTTCCCGGTATTCTTTTCTTTAACACCTGTAGGCAAATTATAGCGGATCTACCCGTTATACCGTCTGATCCTAAAGGGTCTGATGATATTGATCCTAGATATGCCTCAGACCATGCCTACGACAGTATTAGATATGGAATAATGTCGAGACCAAGAGGCCTTAGTCCTTTCGATTTAGGTCAAGGCGTACCTCAAAATAAATGGCAACCTGCCGATAGCGTATTTGGATACTAAGCATGTCACTAATGGAACAGCCTCAAAATATCCCTTCTGACGATATCATTAATGAGGATAACGTCATTTCTCTTGATGAAGACGGGGATGTTGAACAGGAGCAAAGCGAGTACAGCGGAGTAGTTGGGTTCGTTGATTCTGCATTCCGTAAATCAAAAGATGCCAGACTATCGGACGAGACACGATGGCTTGAGGGATACCGTAACTATCGAGGTCTATATAGTTCAGATGTTCAATTTACTGACACTGAAAAGTCTCGCGCCTTTATCAAAATTACAAAGACAAAGGTGCTAGCGGCGTATAGCCAGATTATTGATGTATTATTTGCAGGGTCTAAGTTTCCTATCGGCGTACAGGCGCGTAAGTTTCCTAACAATGTGGCAGGAAAAGTACATTATGATCCAAATGCCCTAACTACTGAAAAAGTTAAGGAAAAGACGCAAATTGATTATCAAGTTCCAAGATCAATTAAGCGTCCAGACATTGCTAAAGAACTTGGTGTCTTTAAAGATCAATTACAGCCTATTGAAGATAGTTTAGAGCTTGGTGCAGGTAGAAATATAGGTTCTATCACCTTTGAGCCAGCTAAACAGGCCGCTCAAATGATGGAAAAGAAGATGCACGATCAATTAGATGAGTGTTCTGCATCTAAGCATCTACGGTCTGTATCTTTTGAAATGGCATTGTTTGGAACGGGTATATTAAAGGGTCCATTTGCATTTGATAAGGAATATCCTCGCTGGAATGAGGATGGAGAGTATGATCCGCTATTTAACACAATTCCTAAAGTAGAATATTGCTCTATTTGGGATTTTTACCCTGATCCAGACGCTCGTAATATGGAAGAAGCTGAATATGTCATTCACAGACATAGATTAAACAAATCTCAGCTTCGGCAACTGAAAAATAGACCTCACTTTAGAGAAGAGAGCATTGAAATAGCTCTTTCTATGGGGGCTTCATATCAACGAGAATATTGGGAAGACGCTTTAGAGGACTCTGCCAACTCCTATGATGTTAATAGATACGAAGTTTTGGAATATTGGGGAATTATCGACGCTGATGTCGCAGAAGATGCCGATTTGGATATTCCCAAAGAGCTTGAAGATCGTGATCAAATACAGGTAAATGTTTGGGTATGTAATGGTCAGATTATTAGGCTTGTTCTGAACCCATTCACCCCAAGTCGCATCCCCTATGCAGCTGTTCCTTACGAGTCCAACCCGTATAGCTTTTTTGGTATCGGTGTAGCCGAAAATATGTCGGACACTCAGCTGCTTATGAACGGCTTCTATCGGATGAGCGTAGACAACGCTGCATTGAGTGGAAATCTACTTATAGAGGTAGATGAAACCAACCTTGTTCCGGGGCAAGATATGAGCATATACCCCGGAAAAGTATTCCGTAGACAAGCTGGTGCACCGGGGCAAGCTATCTTCGGAACTAAGTTCCCGAATGTATCTCAAGAGCTTATGATGATGTTCGACAAGTCTCGTCAATTAGCTGATGAGGCTACAGGCATTCCAAGTTATTCTCATGGTACGACAGGGATTATGGGCGTTGGTAGAACTGCTAGCGGAATGTCGATGCTTATGGGCGCTGCTCAGCAAGCTATTAAGACTGTGGTAAAGAACATCGATGACTATCTCCTAGCTCCTCTAGGCCGCTCTCTGTTTGCGTTTAATATGCAATTCAATTTTGATCCACAGTTTATAGGCGACCTTGAAGTTATCTCTAAAGGTACAGAAAGCCTGATGAGAAACGAGGTACGGTCGCAGAGACTATTGCAGTTTATGCAGATGACACAAAACCCTGCAATGGCACCCTTTATAAAGTACGATTATGTTTTGCGCGAGCTTGCCGCAAGCATGGATCTGGATGAAGACGGTATCATAAACGATCCAAGGGAAGCCATTATTCAAGCAAAAATGATGGCAGATATTCAAAGTCAAATGCCGCCACCTCCCCCAGACGCACAGCAACCACAAGGTGGTCCTCCAAGTCCTAACGATCCAACACAAACTGGTGGCGGAAACATAGCCCCCGGAGCTGCTCCAGAACCCGATGCTGCTGGATTTACCGGAGCCGGAGGTGGTGCAAATGGTGGTAATGTGCCACCGCCTCAACAGCAAGGAGCGCCTGTACAGTAATGGATAGGCAATTTTACAGGAGTATTCTTCTCCTAGTTAATCAAAAAGACTCCTACGAGATGCTCCAATCATATGTGGATAAGAGAATAGAGATCTCAAGGATCCAATTAGAAACCTGCATGGACGAGCATAAAATACGAATGCTTCAAGGTCAGATAGCCGAGCTTAAGAGGTTCCGTACTCTTAGAGATGAGGTTGTTAAAGGGGCGGAATAATGGGTGTACTTGATTTCATATTTGGTACGAGTGACGAAGATGATTTAGAGGCTACTCAGCCTGAGATTGCTCCCACCCTATATCCCCAGACACAGGCTGAATTAGACGCCACACTTAAGTCTATGCGTGGCAATTTACCTACAAGGGCAATGGGAGCTAAACTACACCCTACGTGGAAAGATGAATTAGGTAACCCCATGATCGTAGATATGTGGGGTAATCCAATATATCTAGAAATGGATCCTGATTATGACCCCAATAAGAAGGGTATTATACCAGAGTTTCTAGATGCTCCGGTAGAAAAACTGCAAGAAGCGTATGAAGGCACTAAAGACGTTGTAAATGCGTTTAGAACAGAGCCATTAGAAACTACTGCTGCAATGGTCTCTGGCATAAACCAAGAGCTTGAAAGGATGTTCCGAGGAGAGGGTACCGGAGCGGAATTGATTAGCGCGGTTGCAGGAATGCCTCTAGCTGCAAAGGGACTTAAAGCCGCAAACCTTATTAAGATAGAGGACGGTGATGGCGCTATAGCTGGGATGTTTTATCCCGCAAGAGTTACAGCTGATGGTAGGAATAGAATTAAGAAGGCTGAGGAGCTTCAAAATCAAGGAGCTGATAGAGACGAAATCTGGAAACAGACAGGCCTATGGCAAATTGCAAGCTCAGATAAACGCACTAGTAGCGAGTGGCTTGCTGAAATTGATGATAGTCAGTCAGAGATCTTCTTAACTCAGGGCAAAAACAGCGCCACAAAAGGCCCAGTTACCAAGACTATTACGTTTGATGAGTTAATACGCAGTGGCGGCATAAATCCGTCAGATGCTCAGTACTTTAAGCAACGGGCGATGCTTGAAATGCTCGCTATACGGAAGCAGATTGATAACGGTGATATAACTGCTGAAGAGGGTTTGCGGCAAGCTAATGAAATACAGGCAGAGCTTAATAAACAACTAAACGATAAAGGAACTACAGAGACTGTCACGAAAACTAAGACAGTCACGGTTCCAAACCAAGTTAGTAAAAAGCTAATAACAGGCGGTGCAGGATCTGCTACTCTAGATGAAGTCTTAAACCATGAAGAGCTTTTTCAGTTATTACGGGATGAAGACGCAATTAGGCCAGCGGGCGTTGTCGCAAAGCTGCCTACAGCAGAAGCAGGGGCAAGAGCAGCGTCTACAGCAGGTGATGGCGGTACTTTAGGTGTATACAGAAGCGGAAATAATGTTCTGACCGGAGCGAGCGGCAAATCCCGTATTAGCTCCTATAAAAACGCGGGTATTACAGGCAAGGGCTGGAAGAATTTAGCCAAAGACAATGCCGATCGCAATGAGAGAGATAAGGAAATCCTTCGCCTACATGATGAGGGTAGGATATCTACTAGGCAAGCTGCTGGAGATCTTATTTGGTCTACAATGCTACATGAAACACAGCATTTCTTAGATGATTATTTTAAGAGCGAAACAGGAAGGGGCAATAACCCAACTGAAGCAAAAGCTAAGATGAAAAAGATTACGGATAAGTATGATAGTCAGCTAGCTAAGCAAGAAAAGGACTATAGCTTGAAGACACTTATGCTTATCGAAGGCATATCTAAAACTGGTGCATCCTCAAGAAAATCATTTGACCCCTTTGTATATGGAAAAGAAACCCAGAACATATTTGATGATTTAAGTGATGATGGGAAAGCCGAGTTTTATGACTCACTTTTAGATGTCATAGGCATCAAAGAAAAGCCACGGGTGCAACAGGTTCTTTTATATATTGGCGGTAAGTACAATACCCTTAGTCAGAATGTGATTGATGAGCAGATTGCATACGAACTGCAAAGAGCCTTTGGCCCCAAAGATGGCACTGCCGAATTTATGAAAGACCAAATTTATAGAAGACTAAACAGTGAAATAGATAATCCAGAGAATTTACCAGAAGTTAATGAAGCTTACAAAAAGTACGCAGAATACCTCGATAAAAAACAAGCTGAAACTGCGCCCATAAAACTTACGAAGCATAAAGACGGTGAACCAACAGCTTTCGAAAATCTGATGAATGCCAAGCTTTTGTACGATGAGCTAAAAGACAGTGATCCTGAGTTGGCGAGATCTGGGTTTAACCAAACTGTACTAGAAAATATAGATGGCCCATTAACAGAAGACGAATTGACGAATGTATCAGCTGGGCTGCTGAATAACTTTGCAAAACCTGTTGTGCAAAACGCTTTAGACACCTTTAACGCCATTAAGTACGATAGAGATATACAGCTTGCAAAGGTAATTAAAGAGGCCAACGGTACTTGGTACGATCTCTATTGGTATGAGCAGGGTGAGTTAAAATCAGCATTAACACAAGCCCGCCGCGCAATGTCTCCAGAAGCTAGGGCAGAAATACCTCCTTACAAGATGCTTAATCAAATGGGCAGTGACCGTGCGGGAGGAGTCACCAGAGAAGACCTAACTTATAATCGTAGATTGTCAGACTGAGTAGATATCGTGGATCCATTAACACATCATCACTATTACAATATCGCTAATGGTTTCGGGGTAGAAGATCCAGATACCGGAAACCTGCAAACCGTCAGATCCATAATAGTGAATATAGACGGTAAAGAAACATTAATTCCAACAGTCTGGGACGGGGAGATCGTCAGTGATCAAGAAGCTATTGATAATGCTATTGCGACAGGCCTTGAGTGGCCTACTGATGAACCAAATCCGGAAGGTCGGGCAAGGTTGCAAGCCCTTGATGCAGAAATCCATGAAGAATTTACGGACGAAACTACACCGGAAGCCGCCTTCGCACTCCTAGAGGCCTCAGCGTACACGTCTCAGTTTAATCAAGAAGACGAGGATGATGGCATCACTCTATACGAGACCTTCGCGCCTCTAGGTAAAGCTGTACTTGCTGGCGGTCAGTTACTTGGAAAGAAAATGGGTTTTGCGCTGGGAGGTTTAGCAGAATCTCGCAAGGGCATCACAACAGAAGCAGGATTAGACATGGCTAATAAGAGATTTCAGAGAGACGACAAGAAAGCTGACATAGATGGCGATGGAAAGTTAAACTCCTATGAAAAAGCAAGGGGAGATGCGGTTCAAAAGGCTATGGCTAACGACGAAATCCCTGAGATGTCTTGTGGAGGTCTTATGGTAGATCCCATATCTGGAAATGAGATACCAATCGGATCTAGTGCTAAAAATGTCCGTGATGATATCGATATTAAGATATCAGAAGGCGAATACGTTTTACCAGCCAACGTAGTTAAATGGCTAGGTCTTAAGGGTATTATGGATCTTCAAGCAGAGGCTGAAATGGGCCTTATGACGATGGAGATGAATGGTCTCATTCAATACACTGATGATGAGGGTGAAGAAGCAGAAATTTGCCCTGAGTGTGATGGTGAAGGATGTGATCATTGTGACGGTAAGGGTTATCACGATGTCGAGGAAGAGGAATCCGATAGCGAAAGCTCTGAGGACACCGAAGTACAGGCCGAGAGTGATCCCAAACAAGAAGAAAAAGACGTCATTGAAACACCCCAAGGCAACGAAATTGAGGTGGTTGGATACGACATAGAAGAGCGGAATATGGCTACCGACATGCCAGAGGAGGATGATGAAGATTATTATCCTACTCAAAGTCGGGAACTCACTATGATGAAATCAAAGCCTTTGAAATTCATCATTTAGCAAACTGGGCTACCCTTAAACGGCCCCCAATCAAGAGCACAACATGGCAAAATATCGAGGAGCACATCTAGCTAGCCTAGATGAGCAAGAAAAAGAAGTACGTGGTGAACTTAATCAATTAGCTCAACAAGTACAGGATAACACTCCAGTGGAGGATCCAGAAGAAGAGACCTTTCGTAAGCGGTACGGTGATTTACGCACACATATGAACAATATGATGCAGCAGAAATCTTTAGAGATTGAAGCCTTAAGACGCCAACTAGATGACGCTTCAAAGGCGCAGATTAAATTTCCCAAAACGGACGAAGAAATTGAAGCGTGGAGTAAAAAGTACCCAGACGTAGCACAAATCGTTGATACCATAGCACAGAAACGCGCTAATGAAGCGATGATCGCCCTAGATGAG